TAGGTAAAGTTCAAGACCTTACAGCTACAGATACTACGCCAGAAGTAACCATAGTAAATAATACCCATGAGGATACTGATGGTGGGCGTGAAGGTAAGGTTATTTTCAAAGGTCAACAGAGTGGCGGTGAAGAAAGTACACTAGCTGAAATTCAAGGTAGCCATGATGGTTCGTCAGACGATGAAAAAGGCGATTTGATATTTAAGACTAATGACGGCTCTGATGGTGCTAGTCCTACTGAAGCTATGCGTATTACATCACAACAACGTGTAGGTATTGGAGATGTAGACCCAATAGCTCCTCTTCATATAAGTTCTGGAGATAGTGGAGCATCAGCATCTGTTCACTCAGATGAGTTGTTTGTAGAAGGGTCGGGTAATTCTGGAATTACTATAGCTAGTGGAACAAGTGGTTATGGTAACGTAAGGTTTGCCGACAGTGGTGGCACTGACCAAGGTATTGTCCAGTATAGTCATGGTGATGATGAGATGGTACTTTATACATCTGCAACAGCTCGTGTGCGTATTAAAAGTGATGGTGCAACTAAACTTATTGCAGATGGTGTTACTCCAACATCAGGAGGTATGCACTCTGCTGAAAATGACCTTGCAAACTCATATACATTTATGGTTAGAGACCATTCCTCAAATCCTCTTTCTCAATATTTGGTAGAATTTAGTTATCCTAGTGCTGCTCCCAATAATACATCAGCTAAGTTTTTACAATGTCGTGATAGTGGTGGTGCAAAATTAAATATTGAAAGTAATGGAGATGTTAAAAATACAAATAATACTTACGGTGCTATTTCAGATGAAAAACTAAAAGAAAATATAGTTGATAGTGGGTCACAATGGGCTGATATTAAAGCGGTTAAGGTTAGAAAGTACAGCTTTAAAGCAGACGAGCTAGATGCTGCTAATAGAATAGGTGTTATTGCACAAGAACTAGAAGCCTCTGGTATGAACGGTCTTGTTGATACTCAAAAAGATTTAGATTTAGAAACAAGAGAAGACTTAGGTACAGAAACTAAATCTGTTAAATACTCTGTTCTTTACATGAAAGCAATTAAAGCACTGCAAGAAGCAATGGCTAGGATAGAAACATTAGAAACTAAAGTAGCAGCACTGGAGGCAGAATAATGGCTGGATATATTGGTGACATACCTGTTCCACAGGCTACCCAAACAAGGCAAACATTTACTGCTACTGCTAGTCAAACCTCGTTCCCTACGATTGGCTATACTGCTGGGTTTATAGACGTTTATTTAAATGGAATTAAATTATTAGATACTGTAGATTATGCGGCTACTAATGGCTCTGATGTTGTGCTTACCACAGGTGCTGCACTCAATGACATTTTAGAAGTTACTATCTTTGATACGTTTTCAACATCAGATAACACTACTACAAACGCAACACATACAAGTGCAACGCTTAAAAGTAATGTTACTTTAAAGAATGACACTGAAGAAGATTCTGATGGTGGTCGAGCCAGTAAAATTATTTATCAGGGTGAGCAATCTGGTGGTGAAATTACTACGCTTGCTGAGATACAAGCTAGTCACGATGGCACTGCTGATGACCAGAAGGGTGATTTAATCTTTCGCACTAACGATGGGTCAGATGGCACAAGTCCTACTGAGGCTATGAGAATACAATCTGACCAAAGTGTTTTATTTGGTTCAGCTACTACAGATGATGACCAGAAAATTCAAATGATAAAAACAGGTGGCTCAGTTGGTTTAGGATTACATTCTAATAGGGCTGCTGTTGGTGGCTCAGCTTTAATTCTATCACATAATCGTAATACTTCTATTGGTTCTTTTACTGCTTTAAATGATGATGACCAATTAGGAAGGATTACATTTCAAGGTTCTGATGGCACAGATATTAAAACTGAAGGCGCACAAATCCATGCTGAAATAAATGGTACTGTAGGTTCTAATGACTTACCCACAGAGTTAGTTTTTTCTACAACTGCTGATGGTGCTAGTGCTATTACTGAGCGATTGAGAATAACTAGGGAAGGTTACATTAGGGCTGGGGCTATTCCAGCGTTTCATGCTAAAGGGTTGGCAAATACTCAGTCTTCTGCTGGGACTTCAAATGGTAATGAAGTTCTAGTTTTTAATGCTGCTACAACAAATAATGGCAGTCATTATAATACAGGTAATGGGAGATTTACCGCACCGTGTAGTGGGCTTTTTTACTTTGGTTTTTCTCTTTTGTACGACAATAGCTATTCTAATAATGGGTCAGCTTACTTACGAAAAAATGGTAGTGCTGTCGGTGAGTATGCATATGTTGAGGGTGATCAGTCTGCGGATTATTTTCAAGTTGCTGGTTCGGCAGTAGTTACTATGTCAGAAAGTGATTATGTCGATATTTATACTTCAATAGCTGGTTGGCATATAGCATCAGAAACAAGTTTTACTGGATTTATGATAGGATAGGAAAATGGTAGATATTACAGTAACTATAACTGATACAGAAAATAAATGTTTAGAGTATGTAGCTTCAAGCCCTCAAACATGGGCAGATAACTCTCTAAGCAACAGAGCTAGATTAGCTAAAGATGAAATTATTAGTCTTTTGGTAGCTCACTGCAATGCAAACGGTATTACTATAGCAACAGGTGAAGATGCTCAAGTTACTCAAGCTTACGACTTAGAAGTAATAAAAACAGCAGCAAAACGTGAAACAGAAGCGCAAGCTAACTCACCAGAGTAAGGATTAAAACATGGCTGGATATAGAGTAAGGATTAGACAATGAGTTTAGCGAGAGATATAGCAGACTTAGGAGCAGTAACTTCTAGGCTCGATACTGTTGGTGCTACTAGTGGTGCGCTGAGTAATAGAAACCTTGTTATAAATGGTGCAATGCAAGTAGCTCAAAGAGCAACTTCAGCAACAGGTGTTGGAGATACTAATGGTGTTTATCCTACCATAGATAGATACAGGTTTATTATAGGAGATGCTTCAGCAGGGCGTTTAACAATGACGCAAGAAGCAGATGGGCCAGTTGGTTTTGCTAATTGTTTAAAATTAGCTTGCACAACAGCAGATACTTCTATTGCCGCTGGTGAGCGTTTGTTTTTACAACACAAAATAGAAGCTCAAAATTGTCAAGCTATTGGTAAAGGTAAAACTGGAGCCAAACCATTTACTGTAAGTTTTTATGTAAAAGCTAACGCTGCAAAAACATATGGACTAGAAATTTTTCAATCTGATCATAGCAGACAATGTACTAAATTATTTAATGTTACAACAGATTGGACTAGAGTTGAGCTTACTTTTCCAGCCGATGTGGATGATGGTTCTAGCCCCATACCTAATGATAATGGAGAAGGATTAGTATTACAATTTCAACTTCATGCTGGTTCAAACTTTACTAGTGGTACATTAAATAGTTCAGCGTTTGCTGACAACGTAAATGCTAATCGTGCTGCTGGAATAGATAGTTTTTTTAGCAGTACCTCTAATACTTTTTTTCTAACAGGGTTACAATTAGAAGTAGGCAGCACCGCCACGGACTTCGAGCATGAAGATTATGGAATACTTATGGCAAAGTGCCAAAGGTATTATATGGATACAAGTATACGATACCATATGAAGTCAGGAAACTCAGGTAATTGGCATAATGAAGATGTTGAATTTCAAGTACGAATGAGGACTGATCCTACTTGCACGTTAGTTGCTGATGTAGGAAATCACACTCTTCTTCCAACAGGTGTTTATGGTCAAGGCGGTAAAGGCTTACACGTTTATGGCGATGCTGGAGCTAGTTATATGTCATTTACAGCAGATGCGGAGTTATAAAATATGAATATCACATCAGCAAAATACTATAAGAACCCATATAATAATGATGATGAAAACGTAGGAATAAAACTGGTTGTTAATGACCAAGAAATGCATGTGCCATTAGATCCAGACAACCGTCACTATGCAGCCATCCTCGAATGGGCAAAGGAAGATGGCAACGAGATAGCCGCAGCTGATTAATGTCAACCCTAGATCAAATCAGGATTGCTGCTGAAAGTGATCTTGTAACATTTATAAGGTTAGTAGCACCAGAGCAGGTACTAGGGCAAGCCCATGAAGATGTCTGCAACTGGTGGATAAGACCTGAAGCAAAAACACACCAACTATTACTCTTTCCTAGGGATCACGGCAAGTCAAGATTAATAGCGTTTAGAGTAGCTTGGGAGTTGACAAAGAACCCAGCATTGCGTATACTGTACATATCAGCTACAGCTAACCTTGCTGAGAAACAACTAGGTTTTATCAAAGGTATACTAACCTCAGACATATACAGAAGGTATTGGCCTGAACACGTAAACTTTGATGAAGGTAAACGTACACGATGGACTAACTCAGAGATTATGTTAGACCATCCATTAAGGAAGAAAGAAAATGTTAGAGACCCTTCGATCTTTACTGGTGGACTCACTACTTCGCTTACAGGCTTACATTGTGACATTGCTGTCCTCGATGACTGCGTGGTGTACGAAAATGCTTACACAGGCGAAGGACGCAATAAAGTCAAAAGTCAATACTCTCTTCTCTCGTCTATTGAAGGTGCTGAAGCGAAAGAGTGGGTAGTAGGAACTAGGTATCACCCTGCTGACTTGTACAACGATCTACTACAGATGACAGAAGATCAGTACAATATGAGAGGTGATAAGATAGGTGAGGATAGTATCTATGAGGTATTTGAGAAACCTGTAGAAGAACGAGGTGATGGAACTGGTGAGTTCCTTTGGCCTAGAACCCAACGCAAAGACGGTAAGTGGTTTGGGTTTGACATGAAGATACTTGCAAAGAAACGTGGTCAGTACCTAGACAAAGGACAGTTCAGAGCACAGTACTACAACGATCCTACTGATCCTGACAACGTACCTGTATCACCAGATAAGTTTCAGTACTACGAAAGAAAACATATAAAAGAAGACAACGGCTTTCTGTTTTATAAAGATAACAGACTAAATATATTTGCTGCTGTTGACTTTGCATTTAGTTTAAACAAACGTGCTGACTATACAGCAATAGTTGTGATAGGTATTGATGCAGAAAACAACGTATACGTCTTGGACATCGATAGATTCAGGACTGACAGAATATCTGATTACTTCGAAAACATACTCCATATGTCAAACAAGTGGTCATTCAGAAAGCTCAGAGCAGAAACAACAGTCGCACAAATGGCAATCGTCAAGCAACTCAAAGAGCTTATCAAACAACACGGACTAGCTATAAGCATTGATGAATACAGACCTAACAAAAGTCAAGGTAACAAACAAGAACGTATAGCTTCGATACTTGAACCACGTTACGATAACATGAGTATCTGGCATTATAGAGGCGGTAACACTCAACTACTAGAAGAAGAGTTATCATCAAGAAACCCTACTCACGATGACATAATTGATGCTTTAGCTTCTGTTGTTGACATGGCTATAAAACCAGCCAGAGTAATAAGAAGATCAACTGAGAGTAATATCGTGTGGGCTAATAATAAATTTAGAGGTGGTCGATAATGGCTGGCGAAACTATTGATTTAGAATATATAATAAGCCCAGATAGTATGGCTGTTCAAATAGCAGACCAGTGGCGTGATTGGTCAACAAAACGTAGTACAAAAGTAGAAGAGTGGAAAGAGCTTCGTAATTATTTATACGCAACAGACACACGTACAACTAAGAACGCCATGCTTCCTTGGTCAAACAGTACGACTACACCAAAGCTTACTCAGATTATGGACAATCTCCATGCCAACTACTTTGCTACTTTGTTTCCACAAAACATTTGGTTTAGATTTGAGGCTAAGTCAAGTGATGATAATGTAAAGGTAAAGAGAGAAGCTGTTCAGTCTTATATGGAAAATAAGATCAAACAGCCTAACTTTATCAATACAGCTTCAGACCTT